AGAATACATCAGTAAAGCAGGATTTTGGGTAGCTAAGAAAAGATACGCACAATGGATGATTTTGAAAAATGGTATTCCATGTGATAAGTTGGATGTAAAAGGATTGGATGTAGTTAGAAGTTCATTTCCCAAAGCATTTCAAAAGTTTATGTCTACAATGTTGAAAGATATTCTAATGGGTAAAGACAACGAATATATTGATGATACTCTATTGACATTTAAGAAAAGTTTACCAACACTTCCTGTAAATACAATCGCAAAGGGTGGGGCATTAAAGGAATTGAGTAAATATGATAATGGTAGTTGGAAAACTGGTGACGCAGTTGCAAACTTTGAGAAAGGAACACCTGCACACGTTAAAGCCGGAATAACATACAATAGATTATTAAAATTCTTCAATTGTCCATATAAGCACGAACCTATTAGAGATGGAGATAAAGTAAAGTGGGTATATCTTAAAGACAACCCATTAGGATTGGAAACTGTTGCATTCAAAGATTATAATGACCCAAAGGAAATTATGGACTTTGTGGAAACCTATGTGGATAGAAACAAAATATTTGAAGCAGAATTAGAAAACAAATTGGATGACTTTTATAACGCATTAAAGTGGGATAAAGTTACCGTAGATACAAAAACAGCAAAGAAATTCTTTGCATTTTAAAAAATTTATCGTATATTAGTAAAACAAACAATAAAACATGAACAAAAACAATTTATTAAAATTCATTCAAAAGTATTCACTAGGTGGACTTATTGAATCAGTAGCGTGGAACGCAGAAGGAACAAAGTTATCGGTTAGATTTATTTCAGATGACAAAACATTATTAGGTGAGGTTGAGTATAATGCTTATACTTCTACTCCAATGAATGTTGGTATTTATACAACATCATTATTAAAAAATATGATTGGTGTATTAGACAACGACTTAACATTGAAAGTTGATAAAGCGGGTGATAAATCGGTATCATTAAAGTTATCTTCTGACGAAACTGAAACATCTTATCAATTAGCAGATTTAGGGGTTATTCCTCCTGTTCCGGATTTGAAAGCATTACCTGATTTTGGTATTTCAATTGATATGGCATCTAATATGATTGATAAATTCATTAAAGCAAAAGGTGCATTGAGTGATGTAGATACTTTCACAATCTTTACCGAAGGTGGTGATTTGAAGATGGCAATTGGTTATTCTTCTATCTCTACAAACCGAGTTACATTTACTGCACAAAAAGATTACGCAGAAACAGTAAAACCAATTTCTTTCTCAGCAAAGTATTTGAAAGAAATCTTAACAGCAAACAAAGAAGCAACATCAGCAAAATTAAAAGTTTCAACTGACGGATTATCGAATGTTGAATTCCAAATTGATGACTTTGTTTGTAAATATTATTTAGTAGAAATTTCAAATTAATAAAAATGAGTGAACAATTAGAATTATTCCCAACAGAAGTTGGTTATGAATTATCCCCAAAAGAAGAGGTAAATATTCCAGAAGCAAAACCAATTAAAGATGCTGAATGGTGTTTTCAATTTTTTAATAATGAACCTGTTGTATTTGGTTATCAAAATGAAGGTAGTGAATCACTTCCTTTGACTTTGCAGATATTAGCAAACGAAGGTGAATCATTAAATTTTAAACAAAACGGAATGGAATTTAAAATATTTCCAAGACCAATTTCAGAAGAAACTAAATTAGAAAGAGAAAGTGAAAGTAAAAATAAAGAAGCTTAGTCCTGAGGCAATCATTCCTACTTATGCAAAACAAGGTGATGCTGGTATGGATATGGTGGCAACAAAAATCATAAACGAAACTTTGGATTCTATTACATATGGAACGGATATTGCAATCGAAATTCCGGAAGGATTTGTGGGATTGGTGTTCCCTCGTTCATCTATCAGAAAAACACACTTGCATTTAAGTAATTCAGTTGGTGTAATTGATAGTGGATATAGAGGTGAAATACAGGCTACATTTAAAAAAGTACAAGGAATAAGTAATAACGCATTAGACAATTACAAAGTTGGTGATAGGATTATGCAAATTATGATTATACCACATCCATCGATTCAATTTGAAGAAGTGGAAGAATTAAATAACACCGAAAGAGGTGAAGGTGGATTCGGTTCAACTGGAAAATAATATGAAGAAAATATATTTTGATGGATGTTCATATACATACGGCCAAAGTTTGGAATTGTATTGTAATCCATTAAATATATTTTCCGATAATAGACTGAGCCATTATAAGTTTACAAATGAAGATATCGAATTTATCAAAAATAATAGGTATAGTGGTTTGGTTTGCACAATTGGTAAATTTAATGAATATAATAAATCAAGAAATGGAAAGTCGAACGGTCGAATCTTATTTGATTTAAAAACTGAAAATATAAATGAATATGAATATGTAGTTATACAATTGACACATTTTGGCAGATTTTTTACAAATGATATGCATGAGTGGATTGGTAGTTCAAATGAAATTGAGTATATGTTAAAAAACAAAATCCTATCAGAAGATGTTATTAATTACACCATCAATAATATTGATAAAATACAATATGATTATTATTTAGAATTAGTTTCTTTATTTAAAAATTATCCAAATAAATTAAAAATAATATTTCATAGTAATGAGTGGGAAAATATTTTAACAAAAGAAGAAATAGAAAAATATGGAATTTCAATTGATAATGAATATATGATTAGAAAGTGGGCGGAAAATAATAATATGTTTATTAACCAACAACGTTTATTCAAAAGATACATCACATCAAATACAGATACACATTTGACAATTGAAGGACATAAAATTTTAGCACAAGAAATAATAAAACAATTATGAGTTTTTTCGCAAACGAAAATAATAAAAAAGAACACAGTTTATGGGTAGAGAAATACCGCCCACAAACACTTGCTGACTATGTTGGTAATGAAACCATCAAAGAAACAATTCAACAATATTTAGATGCAAACGATATTCCACATTTGTTGTTATACGGAAAAGCAGGTACGGGTAAGACCACACTTGCTAAACTAATCGTAAACACAATCAAATGTGACCATATGATTATCAACGCATCGGATGAAAATAATGTCGATACTGTTAGAACAAAAGTAAAGAACTTCGCATCATCGGTTGGATTTGCGGGTTTCAAAGTAATCATATTAGATGAGTTTGATTATATGACACCGGGAGCACAAGCGATTTTGAGAAACTTAATGGAAACATTCAGCAAACATTGTCGTTTTATTTTAACCTGTAATTATATTGAGAAAATCATTGACCCTATTCAAAGTAGATGCCAATCTTTCGCAATCACTCCTCCGACTAAAAAGGATGTAGCAGTTCAGGTAGCAAAGATATTGGATGCTGAAAAAATTAAGTATGAACCAAAAAATATGGCTGATGTCATTAATTCATATTATCCAGATATTAGAAGAATACTTAACACTTGTCAATTACAATCAGCAAAAGGTGAATTAAAAGTAGACCATAGAGTAATGGTTGAAGCAAACTTTGCAAACAAACTTATTGACTTATTGAAAGAAAATGACGATAAGAGAAATATGTTTATGAAAATTAGACAGGCAGTAGCAGATAATAAACTAAATGACTATTCGGAAATGTATACAATGTTATACGACAAAGTTGACGAATATGCAAGTGGAAATGTGGCAAATACAATTTTGACTATTGCAGACGGACTTTCAAAAGATGCATTGGTAGTTGATAAAGAAATCGTATTTATGTCAACAATTATACAAATATTAAACATTATAAAATAAAAAATTATGCAAGAGCAAATGAATCAATTACCACCAAATTTTAACTTAAACGATGCAAGAGATATGGATTGTGAATGTGGTGGAAAACTTTTCTTACCAGGATATAGATTTAAAAAAATAAGTAGATTGTTAACAGGTGCACCAAAAGATTCGGTTATGCCAATTGAATTATATGTGTGTGCAAGTTGTGGTAAACCTTTAAATGAATTATTACCACAAGAGTTACAAGAAACAAAAATCATAGAATAATGGCACAAAAGTTATTTGACCATATTAATGCAATAACTACGGTACAAGACCCTAAATACTTTGATAAACTTTCGGATGAAGATTTAAAGACATGGAGTAATTTTATGATTAACCGATTCCTTTCAATGAAACCAGAGTGGGTTGAATTGGTTGCATCTTTATTACCATTGACACAAACTTTACAACCAAAAGAAATGTATAAATTGTATATTAGTGTTATTCCAAAGGGTAAATATTTTTTGAAGTATATCAAAGGTAAATCAGAAGATAAATACGAACAATTTATTGTTGACCTTTTAAAGAAAGAATATGACTGTTCCGAAAATCAAGCAATTGAGTATTTGGAAGTTTTATATGCAAGTAGAGAGGGTAGAGAATATTTGAAATATGTTAGTGAAAAGTATGGTATAGATAAAAAACAAATAACTAAACTGAAATTAAAAATATAATATTTATATAAAAATAATTTATGAATATTAGTTTCGAAACAGCAAAGGAACATTTTTTAGAATACGGATACTGTAACGCTTCATTAAAAGATATTGATTTAGATTTTTACAACTATTTAGAAACGAATTTCATTTCTGATAATAATTTACAAGATAAATTTCATCAATTAAGATTTGATTCGGAAAATTTTCAAACGGTATATCGTTCCAGTATTGAAACATATGAAGATGCCAGACTTAAAAAAGAAGAGTTTTTAAATTTATATAAAGATGGTTATATAACACAATGTTGGTATATTAGTCATGCAATTGACAAAAATCAACATAATGTAATTTCAAAAGGTATTTATAATATTTGTAAATATTTTTATGATTTAAAAGAAACCGATTCAATCGACACTCAAGAAACCTTTCTTTCATATTACGATAAAGGATGTAGGTTCTCACCACATAAAGATGCAGCAACTATAAATTTATGTTCTATTATTATTTATTTAAATAAAAATTATAATAAAGAACATGGTGGTTTGTTATTACTAAATGGAGAAGAAATTGTTCCTGAATTTGGTAATGTTGGTCTAATGGATTTATCAAAACATGACATATCACATGGTGTGACAAAAGTTACAGAAGGTAATGGTAGATATGCAATTCTTTCTTTTGCAAAATTAAAAAGTAATATAGAATAATTTGGTAAATTGAATAATTTGTCTTATATTAGACTTATTATGGCAAGAGTATCATTTTCACAATATAGTATGTGGCATAGTTGTCCACATCAATATAAATTAGCATACATAGATAAGTTAGGAGAAAATTCTTCTAACATACATTCAATCTTTGGAACTGCAATGCACGAAACACTTCAAAACTATTTGGAGAAATGTTTAAGAATATCAAAGTCACAAGCTGACAAAATGATTGACTTACAAGAGTATCTAAAAGAAAGAATGAGAGATGCATATCTTAAAGAA